TGATTAAGTTCTTTAAAGCACTTATATATGTATTATGTTAGTTCTTAATAGAACTAATACATTAAAGCACTCATTCAATCAATTTTTATGTATTAGTGCTTTAAATACTTAAAGTTATAATGAAATTATCTCTTATGGATAATTTCATATAAGTTAGTTCTTTATAGGTGTAATATGTAGTTCTTATTCATCCTTATTCAATAAATGTTTGAAACAGGAGAGAATCTCTAATAAGTAAGCACTTCTTACACTTATTATATTAGTACTACTATTACTTATTATATTATTACTACTAAACGCATTTGTTAGTGTCATATATATGAACCACTTTGAAGGCAGTTTAGATATATTTGATTAAGGACTTACTCTAAGTAATGTTTATACTTAATGTGTTAGCACTACTGTGGGTAGTAGTTAAGTAAGCACTACTATAACTATACTATTATACTATAACTATACTATTATACTATTACTATACTATAAGCATTGCTAATCTATTGTAGCCGAACGTTAGGTATATAGCAATAGTTGTGTAAGCACTACTGTGGGTAGTAGAGCAAGCACTACTGTGTCTGTGTAGTTCTTATAGTAATAGTATTTAGTTTAACACTATTTTTTTTTATTACAGTGCCAACTTCTGACTCTTAGACTGGCACTACTACTAACAAGTGAATATTACTAACTATCGCATTGTAGGAGTGAGACTCAGGTCTTGTGATTAGTAATTTCGCCTTGAAGCAAAGGGGTGCTAATGGTTGTAACTCCCTGCTGCTATTGTAAGGGGTAGGCACTACTGTAAAGAGAATTGACTCAGTGAGTTACTAAGTCTCTCCTCCTTACACTCCACACTACCAGCGTGATTACTGATGCTGTTGTAACACAGTCCTTAGATGATGGACACTTCTAATCCTACATCTCAGTTACTGGTATAGTGGAGTTAGTGCTACTCTGTCTATAGAGCAGCTGAAGCAAAGAATGATATATCTATTATAACTACTGTGTGATAAGCACTCGTGTGTGTAGCTGTGTAAGCACTACTAACACTATATATATTAGTACTACTATAACTACTCTAGCCGAACACTACTATAGAGGTAGCTGAGTAAGTACTACTGTATATCTATGTATTATACTACTATACCTTTTATCTGCCCCCCCCTGTATAAATATATATATATGGAGGGGGAGGGGGGGGGAGGAGTGGAGAGAGTATAGATTATATACAAAGGACTTATATTTATTTATATATATATGTATATTAATATATGTATTATTAATATGTGTTATACTTTACTAAGTGTGTATGACATATAAGTATGTATGTATATATGAATATACGCTAGTCAAAATCACGTGCTTTTTTAAAACAAAACTATTAATATTAGCTAAATAATACCAATGCGTTATAGTAGTAGTACTTATTTATATAGTATTATTAAAAGCATTGGTTATAGTAATATAATAACTTACTGTAGTGCTAATCTTAGTAGTAATAGTAGTACTTATTTATCTAACACTGTAGTGCTAATCTTAGTAGTAATAGTAGTACTTATTTATCTAACACTGTAGTGCTAATCTTAGTAGTAATAGTAGTACTTACCCAACCACAGAAATAAGACACACAATCAAAAAAAGAATAAGAGCACTAACAAGGGTAGAACTACATTAACTAAAATAGTAGTACTAATCTACGAGTTGTTAAAACAACAAGTGGTAGTTGTGTGTAAGCACTAATATCAACACTCTTCATATTACTATATATATTATTACTACTACTCTACTGTAGACTTACTCTATAATGATGCTTAATCAATTGTTGAGAGTCACTATATTGTAGACGTTGTAGCGGTTATTTTTACCCCCGGCCTCAAAATTAAGTTCACAGTGTAATATTCTTTGATTGAGAAGACTTTTGGCCCGGGCCAAGGTTCTACTATATAACATAATATTGATATAGAAATGCGTTTAGTAATAGTAGTACTAATATATATAGTAATTTATTGTTAGTAGTACTTATTTAATAAGTGTTAGTAGTGCTAATCTTAATAAAGCTCTATTAAGAGCCTTTAAAATGATGTGTACGTGGATTTCAGTTATTAATAGGTAGTGTTAGTAGTGCTAAGCTCTCTACAACGTTTGCTGGAGCAATTAACAACACTTAACAAAGCTCTAACTTGGAGTAACGTGTAGTAATACTAATTTATATAGTAGTGCTTGTTTAATTAGTTCCTCTGGTCAACAAGGTTAAGAGAGAATAATGAAATAATTTAATTAAATTAAGTACTACACCGACTATTAATGTAACCTCTCTATATAGTAGACAGGAATTTTAACAGTTAGTATTGGAGGTGTTAGATGATTAGGAATATGAAGAGTGGTTTTAGTATGGGTAGTGAACTTAATATGCCTGATATACCTAGTATACCGATGTTAGAAGCATCTGAAAATATAGATACTTCAGAATTAAGTTCAAGTCTTGAAGAGACTCCACAAGAAATTGCTGATGAAGAATCAAAATCAAGTATATTATCATTTGAAGTATTTAAGAATGGTATTAATCCTGATACTAAAGATGAATTGTCTAACGTAGCTAGTACAAGATTTACAAATACTAAACTAAATAGTAATAATAAAACTACAATGACTACAGATAAAATAGATGGTAATTCTACAATAATTAAGGACTTATATAGTTATATACAAGAAATAGAAAGTACTATGAACGAATTAGAAGTATATAATAGTACAAATATAGAATTATTAGATGATGGAGAACTTGAAAGTTTTATAGATGGTATAGGACCTGTTGCTATTAGACTAGCCTCATTAATAGAATCAGATAGTATTTCAGACATAGAGTACGCTATAAATGATGCTGAATCAGCAATAGCAGAAATTGAAGGTTAACATCGGGAGGTTATTATGTGGCTGATGGAGTTTTTATACGATGTAGCATTAGAAGCATTCGAATCAATAATTAAAGGAGCTATAGAGTCTATGATTAAATCAGTAGCAACTTCACAAAATGCTTCTAATGAAGCTAAAAAACGAAAACAGAAGGAATAACTAATAAAATGAATAATACAATAGTATGGATGCCTCAACCTGGGTCACAGACAGCATTTCTAACATGTCCATATTGGGAAGTATTATATGAAGGAACGAGAGGTCCTGGTAAGACAGACGCATTAATAATAGATTTCTTACAGGGAGTTGATAAAGGATATGGCTCTGCTTATAAAGGTATTATATTCAGAGAATCTTTTCCCCAATTAGGTGATGTCATAAGTAGAACTAAAAAATATTACAGTCAATTATTTCCAGATGCTAAGTTTAATGTAACACAATCTAAATGGACATTTGCTACTGGAGAAGAATTATTATTTAGACAGATGAAGAACCCTGATGATTATTGGAACTTTCATGGTCATGAGTATCCTTGGATAGGTTGGGAAGAGTTAACTAACTGGCCTAATAATCAATGCTATGAGTCTATGAAGTCATGTAATAGATGTAGTATAATAGGTGTTCCTATTAAGTATAGAGCTACTTGTAATCCATGGGGTTGTGGACACTCTTGGGTAAAAAGATATTTCATTGACCCAGCAAATCCAATGACTAAAATAGTTAATGAGGCTGGTCAAATAAGAGTTAGAATACATGGTAATATACGTGAGAATAGAATACTAATTAAAGCACAACCAGATTATATAAAGAACTTAGAATCTTTATCAGACCCTCACAAACGTAAGGCTTGGTTAGAAGGTTCATGGGATATAGCTGCTGGAGGTTTCTTTGAAGGAGTATGGGATCCTGATAAACATATAACTAATCCTATAAATAAAGTACCTAAGTCTTGGAAATATATAATAGGATTTGATTGGGGAAGTCAGAAGCCAGCCTCTGTTGGTATATGGATAAAGAGTAATGGAGAAGCTTTAGAAGATGGTAGAAGGTTTCCTAAAGGTTCTTTAATAAGAGTAGATGAATGGTATATAGCAGAGAAAGATTCTAAAGGACAAACAGTACCAGATAAAGGATTAAGATTAGATGCTGAACAAATAGCTAATGGTATATATGAGATGACTAAAGATTTAAATGTAGCACAATGGATAGCTGATCCAGCAATATTTAGAGATCAATCAGGTCCTAGTATACAGAAGCAATTAAATAAGTTTAGACATATACCATTTAAACCAGCAGATAATGAACGTATACCTGGTTGGAATAATATGGTTAGAGTAATGAATGAGTCAGCTAAAGATTCACCAGAGAGTCCAGGATTATGGATATGTTCTAACTGTAGAGATTGGATAAGAACAGTCCCAACACTAATGAGAGATGAAAAGAATATAGAAGATATAGATTCAAGTGCTGAAGATCATATTGCTGATGAAACAAGATATGTCTGTCAAACTATGAGACCACCATTAAAATCTACACCACTTTTATTTTAGGAGAACATACTATGTTTATTAAAGTTAAGAACAGTGATTATGTTAATACACCATCTAATAACTATCATATAATGGAAGAAGACTGGGCACTTCCAGATGCTTTGATGGGTGGTGAGAAGACAATGAAGTTAGCACAAACATTATACTTACCACAAGAACCTATGGAAGATGATGCTCAGTATCTTAATAGGTTAAATAGATCTACACTAAAGAACTTCTTTGCTTGGGCAGTACATAATCATATAGGTAGAGTATTTGGTAAACCTATTGTATTGTCAGAGGATACTCCTGATATTATAAAAGAGTATAGTAAAGATTTAGATCTACAAGGTAACAACATGGATAATTTCTATAGAGATGTATTCAAAGATATGTTGATACATGGTATTAGTTTTATCAATGTAGAGTTTCCTGTAGTAACACCTGATGAAGTTATCATAGAAGAGAATTCAACTGATACTATTGATGTAGATGAGTTTACTGAGAAAGGTATCATTACATTAGCTGATGAACTTAATAGTGGTAATAGACCTTACCTGGTTCATATACAAGCTAAGAACGTTATTAAAGCAGTGTCTTCCCTTATTAATGGTAGAGTAGTATTAAGTAGGATACATATACTTGAGAATAGTGAAGTGCCTGATGGGTTATGGAATACTAAGACAATACAAAACGTAAGAGTATTGTATCCAGATAAATGGGAACTATGGTCTAAGAATTCAGGTAAAGCATTTGAGATAATTGATGAAGGTATTAACTCTTTAGGTTATATACCTATAGTACCACTGTATGGTATTAAGAAAGGGTTCTTCTATGGACAATCACCATTACAGAACTTAGCTTATCTTAATAGAGCACACTGGCAATCAATGTCTGATCAAATGAATATAACACATGTAGCTAGAGTACCTATATTATTTGGAACAGGATTTGATGCTGAAGATAAATTAGTTATAGGTTCTAAGGTATCTATACTAGGTCCTGATGGTTCAGATCTAAAGTATGTAGAACATAGTGGTCAAGCTATAGACACTGGTATGAAAGAGTTAGATTCATTAGAAGAACGTATTTATCTTGAGTCATTAGAACTTATTAATAATAGTGATAGTAATACTGCTACAAGTAAATCATTAGATGTGTCTGATGCAAACTGTTCATTACAGGACTTAGCTTTAAGGCTTCAAGATGTTATAACTAAAGTTAATAATATAATGTGTGACTGGGAAGGTATTGAAGATACAGGTAGTGCTATTGTGTCTACAGACTTTGGTCTTCATTTAAAAGATGGTTCTGAAGCAAATGTATTACTTAAGATGCGTCAGAATAAATCTATATCTATAGAGACTTTTCATAGGGAAATGAAACGTAGGGGCTTACTAAGTGCCGACTTTAATAGTGATACGGATATTGATTTACTTAAAACAGAAGCCGAAGAGTTAGCACTACAAGAACAGGCATATGTTGATGAGAGTGGTAAACAAATTATGGGTGATGAGAATGCTAAAGATTTAGATACAGGTAAACCACGTATTGAATAAGTGGCTTAATAATGTAACCTCTATATAGATAGAGAGTAATTATTTTATTAAATAAGTTGTTATGGTAGGATGCTATAGCAACTTAATATACAACACAATAACGGGAGGTTATTATGGCATTAGAACCAATCATAGATAGTATTGATAGTGTAGATGATCAATACAAAGACTTATATATTAAGAATACTGAAGGTAAGTTTGAAATTAATATATCAGGTCTTAAAACAGCACTAAACAATGAAAGAGTAGCACGTAAGAAATTAGAGAAACAATTAAATAATACTGCTTCTCCAGACGATGATGTAGTTACACTACAGACAAAACTTACTGAAGCAAATAATATGATTAAAGGTATTAAATTAGATACTCAACTAAAGAAGGCTGCCATAACAGCTGGTGTTGATCCTGACTACGTAGATGATGTGATATCACTGACAAAGGGGAACTTTGATCTTAGTGAGGATGGTGATGTTATGGTTATTAATAATAAAGGTGAAGCAATAAATAAATCAGTAGAATCATTCTTTAAATCTGATTTTAAAAAAACTAAACCTAGGTATTACATTACTACTGGTAGAACTGGTGGTGGGATGCTACCAAACTCTTCAGGAGGAGTTAATGAACCTTTATCTGGTAGAGGTAAATTAGATAAAGCTATTCAAGAAAAAGATCTTAATACGTTAATTCATTTAAAA